CCGTGTCGCCGCCGTTATACTTCACATTCAAGGCATTTGCCTCCATCCAGCCGGATGTGCCCGCCGTAAGCATCTGCTTGTCAAGTTCCTGCTGGAATATCTTTGCCATCTCAAGCGTATTAATTGCCATGTGTTATTACCTCTTTCTGTTTAGCCTCCGAGCGCAGCGGCGAACTGCTCCGCAATCATACCGCCTGCTCCATTATCCTGTGACCTGCCGTCACCGCTGCCGCGCCTCTGCATATCTTTAATCGCCCACGCTTTCCCGTCGAGCCATTCTGCAGCGCAGTCCGCAATGCTTCCCTGCGTACCGTCTGCCTTGGTATAGCAGTATGCACCATCCTCGGTGACCTTGATGTTCGGAACGACCAATTTTGCAAACTCCTGCGGGTCAACGGCATTCGCCTTTGTGAGAGCATCAACCGTCTGCGCCATGATGTCCGCCTGTACGCGCTTTTCCTCTGCGGTCTTGCGTGCCGTCTCGGCGGCCTCATACTTTTTAGCAAGATCGGCGATCTGCCCCTGCAGTTTCTGCATTTCGGTCTGTGCACCTGCGCCCTCCTCCCGAGCGGCGCCGAGCTGCGTCTCCAGCTCCTTGTGCTTCGTTTCGAGCTCCCCGTGCTGCTTTTTGAGCCCGGTCAGCTCCTCCTCTGCCTTATTCTTGGCGATGCGTGCATCTGCTGCCTCCTTCCGGACGCCCGCCAGCTCTCTTTTGATGGTCTCCACCATCGCCGCGCCATTTTCCGCAGCCTCCAGTGCCGTGTATACCTCTTTGAGTTCCATCTTGTCTGCCTCCTGTGCAAAATAGTATTACGGGTCTCAACCCCGCGCATAAAAAATGCCCTGCCGTCAAGCACGGAGGGCATGAAAAAAGCACCTGCATAGAGTGCAAGTGCTTTTTAGTTTAGGAAAAATAAGGTTCTATGTCGAAATCGGAATCAACGTACAGCGCGCCGACCTCATAGTCGTTGGCGACCTCGATTTCTCCTCGAGGATGATCGTACTTTTGATACTGGCTCCCGTCAACGTCCTCGAGGAGATCGTGTTTTTTCAGGTCCGGAATATGCTTTTCTATTGCTGCGCACTGCTTGTCAAACCACTCCGGCGCAAAATAGTTGCAGATCGTATACGAGTATTTGTATTCCTTACGCATCTTCCTCACTCCAATCCGAGCTTCTTATTTACGCCCTCATTGCTCTTGATCGCGGTCCTATAGATGTCCTCAATCGCTTCCTGCCTGCTCATTCCCTTTCTGTGCATTTTATCTGCAACAGCAGGTTCCCACTCTTTCATTGGCTTCTCGCGATCAAGGCGTTTTCTGAGTTCCTGATCTGCCATCAAATCGCGTGCCTGACGTCTGTACTGATTGCGCAGTTCAAACGCCTGTCGTGCCCGCTCCTCGATCGGAAGCTCGGTGCTTATCTGCGAATGGATCCACTCGGTTTGATAGATGTACCACTCACGCACCGTTTTGCTGTCGAGCGCTCCGACGTACGTTTGGAGCTCCTCGAATGTCTTTTTCTTTAGTATATCACTTCGTGACTCGTTTGGCGATAGCCTGCTGTCAATTTTTTTGCCGCCGTATCCGCGTGCTTTCTGCGTCCAGCTGACCTTTCCGCCCATCACATCTTTGACGCCGTGCACACCGAGGAGCATCTGCCGATGATGCAGGCTGACGCTGTCAAGATACTCCCTGCCGCCCTCTTCGACACGGTCAATCGGCATTTCGTTGTCGATCGTCCCGCGGATAACGGGCTTCAGGAAGCACATACAATGCGGATGCGCGGGCAAACGCGGCACTTTGTCCTTCGGAAATATCCCCGGCCCCATGCCGTAGAGATTCGCCCTCGCATACAGATCGCAGATGTCATAACGCGGATGCCGTCCCGACAGCTTCCACTGGTAGGCGACGCAGTCATCGTTATTGTCCCACTTGAGCAAAAACCCGTCTTGGTACGCCCGCGCCATCTCCGTCCGTGCAATGCGATCGGCGAAGTAGCGCGTCCGCTCCTGCGTGGCAGCATATATCGCTTTATTCAGCGCTTTTTCGTTTTGATCCTCCAGCGCATCGACAAGTTGCGAATATGCTGCACGCATGCCTGCGGTTGTGCCCTTTGCAATCTGCCGACGAATGGGCTTTAGCGCGGCCAATATCTCGCCGCGCGAGACACCTGCACGACGAGCAACCTGCGTCAAGTCCTGCAGGAATTTCGGAAGGGACTGTGTCGGGATAATGCCCGCTTCCTGGTACCCGTCGAAGATCGCAAGGCTCGCCTGTCGGTATGTGGCACTCCTTTTGATCTGCTCCGAGATCGTCCGAGCGACCAGTTCCCGCACAAGGATTCCCCCGCGCGTCGTGCGCTCCGAAAGCGTCAGATTATCGGGCGTCCAGGACTGCGTAAACAGGCGATCCGTGATGCCCTGCGGCAGTGCCTCGCCATATCCGCGCTCCGCCTCTGCACGTATTTGATCGATCAACTCGCCAAACAGTATGCGCATGACCGGATATTCGCGATATGCTTGCCGTACAGCGAACGGCACAGCGTAGCCCTCCGCGATCAGCGCACGGATGCGCCGCTCAAATGCGTCTATCTCTGCCCGCGTCGCTGTCTGTCTCATCGTCCTCGTCTCCGTAGGTCTGCGTCTGCTCTATAACGGCGGCCGCGGCTTCGAGCTCGCTGATAATCGCGTCATACGTCGCGGGCTCGAGATTCGGCAGGTATGCTTCGAGCACCTTGCGCGCGACCTCCACTTGATATGTTTTGCTGTCAAGCCCAAGGTCAAGCGCCGCCTGTGCCTGCGCAAGTCCATCCGCAACATCCGAAATTTTGAAGTCGCGCGGATATTCGCAGATGTAGCCGATCGCTTCGCCCGTCCATGCCTCATACAGTGCGACGATTGCCTTTTCGGCCTCCTCGCACTGGATCGCAAAGTCGACAAGCCGTTGATTCGTCCGCTCGAAGTCCCACTGACGCGCAACGCCGGATTTCGCCGTCTGCACGCCGATGACTGAGTCGATACCGCTCATGCGGTACATCTCCCCGATGAGTCGGTCGATCTGGTCGGTCAGTACCTGTGCGGGGGCCGCATCCGGGGATATGTAACTCGGCGGATGCTGACTCTCGGGCGGATAGGTGAGTACGTTATTCGTGCCGATTGTGATATCCGTCGCGCCGTTGTCTGGCATAACCAAAATACTAAACGTTTGATTCTGCAGTATCTGCGTGTGCCAGCTGCAGAGCTGATAGACGTAATAGTTCGTCTGTGCGACAGACAAAAACTCCGGTGGTGGCAGCGCCTCCATCGGGTCACTACTGCGCCCGAACCACTGCACGACCGGGAGACGCCCAAGACCGTGCTCCCCCTGCCGGATGATCTGCTTGTTTTCGTCCGCAACGGCCCACGCTGTTTCGGTCCAGGTGTAATACCGCGTCTTGGTCTTATCCTCCGAGTCCTTGATGGTGCTCTGATACCCAAACTCGACCATGCGGCCGTGGTCGTCAAAGCGCCAATGCGTGACCTCGCTCGGCAGCACGTGCGCAAGATACGGCAGCGCACGCTTATCAAGGCTGTCCTGCACGGTCTCGCCGATCTCCGGCTCGTTGTTGACGATGACGTAGACAACGCCATAGAGCTTTGCCATGACGGCGAGGCGGCGAATGTAGTTCTGCAAGTCTGCGCCGGTACGGTCGGAGTCATCCAGAAACACCTTGAATTTTGCCGTGTCCGTATACTCGCGCTTGATCTCGTTGCGAAAGATCGGATCCACAGATGCGTTGACGATCGGCCCTGTGTAGTTGAGGTAGTACGCGAGCTTTTTGCGCTTGACGTAATTCTCCGAGCTTTCGCGGGCATGCCGCACCAGTGCCCCGCCGTCCTTAAACTGCCCGTCGCCATAGTATGCATCGCGCAGAAGCTGATAGGTATCTGCCATTGCGTTGATGTCCAATCGTGTCCCTCCTCAGTAGATATTTGCACGGCGCGCCTTGATGCGCTCACCTGCCGCAAGCTGTTCCGTGCCGTAGCGCACCGCGTCAATCGCATGGTTGTCTTTATCCGGATACGCCGATATAAATTGCCCGTCCCTGTTGCGCTCGTACTCGTACCCAACAAATTCACGGTACGTGTTCGGCGCGCGGCACTTATCGATGTAGATGTGTCTGCGCCCCTGCAGCCAGTGGATACCGTAATCGACGGAATCAGGCCCCTTGCGTGCCGCCTGCACATTGAGTCCGAGGCTGCGCATCTCCGCGATGCTCTTAGGCTCCGCCGAATCTGCGGTCAGGTGATGCCCGTAGAGACGCGGCAGAATCTTCCGCGCTGCATGGGCGTTGCTCAGCCGCTGCTCATAGATTTCGTCGAAAATGTATAAATCCTCGTGCTTGGCGTCATAGTGTATCGCGACAAAGGCCAGCGGGTCGACCGCAAAGCCGAAGTCAAGGCCAAAGTAGCGGCGGTCAAAGAGCGCTATATCTGCATCGCTCATCTCCATGTCCTCGACGTTATCAAATACGCCGCCGCCCGTGCCCGTGACCTCACCGAGGTATTCGTGCCGGTACAACGTCTCGTTCTTTTCGCGCAGGCGCTCCGCCTCCGCGATGAACTGGTCGCCGAGCCACACCTTCGGTACATCCAGATACGTCGATCGGTGCACGATGCGGTCGACGCGGTCAAATAACGCCTCCTCGTTGACCCAGTTATTACGGCTTTTGGGTGGATTGTACGAATAAAACACCCAGTAGCGCTCACCACCGCGTAGGAGCGACTGCAGGAGACTTCGGATCTCTTCCATGCCTGTGAATTGGTCGAGCTCCTCAATCCACACGATACCAACGTACCCGAATGGCAGCTTGAGGGACTTGACCTTATTTCGGTCGTCCACACCGAGGAAGAGGATTTTCTGCCCCGTAGCTCTGTGCTCGAACGACAGCGGACTCACCCGCGCCGCGAAAGCATCGGATAAGCCCAGCGCGTTGATTGCCCAGTCCACTTGGTTATAGACACTGTTGCGCAGCGTATTCGCGACCTTGCGCAGCACGACCACATGGCAAAGCGGATTCTGCAGGAGGCCGAGCAGGATAGAGAGCGATGCAAAGCTCGACTTCGTGGATCCGCGCCCGCCTGCAAGCCAATAGTGCGTATAGCGGTGCTCCTGCACGTCAAAAAAGATACCGTCAAAGCTCGGTGCTATCAGCTTCGCAACATTAACAACCCGCTCACTCATCCGCATCACTTCTCTCGAATACAAACGTGATCGGCGACGCTCTCTCCGTCCGATCCTTGTCAAGGGCTTTCTCTTTCAGCTTGACTTCGCGCTCGTGGAGACGGATGTCAGCGCTCTCGCCGATGGTGTCCAGTAGGATCTTCATCATTTTGGGATCTCCTGCGCAGGCGCTCCGGACGATGCTGCCGAGCACCGCATCACCGATCGTAAGGCCGTCGTCACGGACGCGCGCCGCGCGCATGATGCCGTTCTTGAGATCCGGATGGAGGTCTTTCAGTGTGAGCGAAATCGCCTCCTTGAGCGCCGTGCGCAGCGCTTTCTTGCGGCGTCGGGACTCACCGCTCTTAATGCCGCCCTTTCTCCCGTTCTCTCTAGATTCACTCTGGCTTCGGGCCGACCCAGGAATCAGATTCTGCTCGTTCGCCATGCTACACGCTCACCACCTGCCTTTAAGAATTTATATTTCAGAAATACGAGACATAAAAAATCGCAGAAATTTATATCTCACGCATACAAAAAGAGCACCGCGCAAGCGATGCCCTTGTGTTCAGTTTTCCTACTCTACTATCATATCACATTTTCGCGAAGAAAAAAGGAAGTAAAAGGGAACAAAAAGTCGGTTAAAAATACCGTTGGGAATATGATTGAGTTATCCACAGGCATAAAAAAAGAAGCTGACGACACAACTTCTTTAGACATTCTATTTTCTACGTGAAGATGAATACATCTCCATGAGTTTTTGCTTTTCAATAAGTTCTTTCTTATTAGCGTGTTTTCCATAGACAAATACACCAACAAGGGCACTCAACGGAACAAACATCGTGACATATCCAGAGATTTCATATCCAGATTCAATAATACGTGTTCCGCACCAAATGGCAAAGAGTGCAACCGCACCACCAAAGCATACGCCCAACGTGCTATTTCTTCCACTCGTATTTACTGCATCTTTTTCTATTTCCTGTCGATGTCTTGACTGATTTTCCGCCATCGCAATAATACGATCCGCCGCCCCTGGGCAAACATCTTCATACCTTTCTAGATGTTGTGGAAGGGGCAGTGGACCACTATAAGTCATCTTTGAATGGCTGACTAAACCATTTACTGATGGTTTAGGTTGATGAATTAGAGTCTGCTCTTTACCGTTAGGGCGTTTCTTTGTCATAGATTATCATCGCATCCTCTAAATCTTGTCCCACCGCATGCCAATCCAGTGAAAGAGCAATACGGTCTGCAGTTTGCTCATCTGGAGACTCATTGTATCTCACAAATGTATCTCCTATATCGAGC